ATCTTGTATTGCGGAAGATTCAGTACCGACGCGATCGACCGCTTCAATGAGGTGCGCCCAGAACGGCCGGCCTCGCGGGCAGCGGTGTACATGAGCCGGCTGCCTTTCGGGCCGTAGCTCCGAAGGTCACGGATCAGCCGCCGCATCTCTGCGGTGTCAACACGGACGCTGAACGGTTGAATACTCATCGCAACACCACCTTCCACCACGCGGCCGTGCTGACCTCGATATCCGCAATAATGTGTTTTTCTGCCGTGCCTCCGTATTGTGCAGACACGTCCAGCGAGTCGATGCTCGGTTCAATCGAGGTTACGCCGTCCGTTGCGTCACCCGCGAAGATCCACGCAGTGAGGCCATTGCGCACACCGCCGTTGGACAGAGGCACCTCTTCCATCTGCTGCGACGGCCCGCGTTCGATTATCGCGTTAATCGGTCGGGTCGAGCCGTCGCCGAACCGATAGACGACCGCCTCGCCGATCTCGGCCAGCACCCGCTTGGCGTCTGCTTTCTGCTGAGCGTCGCTCATAATGGATCCTCGTCGCTTCTCAGCGGCCCAGGAGCACCCTGGCCCCTGGGTAGGCCTGGCCGCGACCGCCGTAGCCGTCAGAAGGCGATCAGCGGCCGCTATGAAAGAGGTCAGCCGGCCGGCTAGGCCGGCCAACCTGCTCCTGTCGCTCACGCCGCGAATCAGGACAGAGTGAGGCGGATCGCGTGGTGCCAGCGGCCCGGCCCAACGGCACGGGTGGCGGAGAGGCCGAAGAGGTGTTCCTTGTGGTGGAACTCGTGATCGGACCCCTCGCCGAGCAATTCCTCAGTCAGCGGCACCTCTTCCTGTCGGATAAACGGGGCGAGGAGGCCGTCCGTGATGAAGAAGTAGATCTTGTCTGACGACGTGCCGGTGAGCCGCGTGTTGAAGATGACCTCGTAATCGATGCCGTTGCCGGGGATCGTGTTCTGCTCGCCGCCGGAGAGCCGGTCTTTCCGCACGGCGTTGTAGAACGCGGCCCAGTGTTGCTGCGTGCTCACCTGGATCTGAATTGCACCCAGCTGGCCGTTGACGGGGTCGCCCTGGTCGTCCTTGAGCGTGTAGAAGTACCCCGTGACCTGGTTGATGATGTCGGCCGCCTCTTCGACGGTCGGTGCCGCCACGGTGCCAACATTGGCCGCCGGGATCGCCGTGTTGCCCAGGTCGTTCGACTGGTTCGAGCCGCTCTCGTCGTGGCTGGACGAGAAGAACGACTTGCCGTCGTAGGCGTTGGGGTTGCTCTCGATCGTGGTGGTGAGCAACTTGTTCCAGTGCTGCGCCGCCTTGCGGGCCTGTTCCTGGATCCGGCGACGGAGCAACGCCGTCTTGTCGCGACGAAGGTCCCTCAGCTTCATCGCCATCGTTGACTCGTAATCGGCGTTGGTGATGGTCATGCTGAACATTTTCAGCACTTCCAGGTTGCGGCCGCCTTCCCACTCACGCATGCCGCTGGCCGCTCCAGGCCACTTGAATGTCTCGGTTTCGCGGTCGCTCTCGACCTCCATTGAAACCTGCGTTCCCCACTGATTGGACAATTCCTCTTCGAACGCGGGGAAGAAGTCCGCGACAATGTCGCGGCTGTCCAATTCCGGATAGCTCGCTCCGAGTCCGGGCATTCCTGTTTCCTTTCTTTACAAAACGGTTGCTAATTGTTGTTGAACGAGACGCCTGGCCGATCTTGTGTTAGTCCCTGTTGAGGTGATCGGCCTCGAAGTAGACCATGCAAGTGGTGCCCGAAATATGCCGGACGACCTTGCCGATCTCGCTGTTGCCGGTGGACGACGTGGTGAAGGTGTCGTCGTCGCTGGCGTATACCTTCGTCCCGCGGTCGCCTTTGCCGCTGACGTTCGTGACGTCCAGCTTCACGATCCCGCGCTGGCGGATGCGCATCTTCTTGTCGCCAGCACTGCCGCCACTGTTGTCCCGCTCCTCCTCGGCGAAACCGAGGAATGCGTCGCCGGCGTTGAGACCGCGGGCGTTCCCGCTGCCGTCGTCGCCCAGTGCCCCGCCGAGGTAGGCGTGTTCGGCGGCGAGCGGCAGATCGTTGGGAACCGGCTCGATCCCGCCTTCGAAAATCCGCCGGCTGTTTGCAGAGAGTGCCATGACTCGTCTCCTTGATCAGTGTTTTGTGTGATTGCCTGTCAATAATCTATCCGACGATCAGAACGCGTTACCCGCGGCCCATCTGTCGGAACCGACCTTGCAGCTCGCGGCTGCGGATGTTGGCGTAACGCTCCTTGGAAGTGAACCGACCGGCTGACTTGCAACTCTCCACGTCGTTGTCCCACTCCCACTCGGCGTACGCCTTGGGATTCTCGCTGGGATCGGGCTGCTGCTGATCCGCGGTCTCACCGGTCTCGGCCATCTGCTTGGCCGCCTCGTCGTCGGCGGAGGAGGCGTTCACCGCGACGGCGTCGCTGCCGTCGGTCTCCCCGCTGACCTCCTCTTCCGCCCGGTTCGGCTTGTTGGAAGCAGCCTTCTTGCGAGCCGTCTCCAGGTCGCTCTTGCACAACTCCGCGTACGGCACGGCCGCATCCGAGACGGACGACCCCTTCTTGAATTGCTCGATCACGAACTCCGGTCGATCACCGAATTTTGCTTCGAGGTCGGCCATCCGCTGCCGCTCGTTGCTCTGGGCGTTCTGCTCGATCTGTTCGACGATCCTGGGAGCGTTCTCCCGCAATGACTCCGCGTCGAGGTTCGCGAAGTCGACCGTTGCACCGGTGTTGCCGTTGCTTCCGTTGGGCATGGTTGCCTCCTGTCTAAGAGATTCAAGTGCCTGGTCGAAGTCCTCGATGCTGTCCGCGAGCCCGGCGTCAACCGCCTTGCTCCCTATGAGCATCCTGCCGTCGTTCAGTGTTTTCACGCCGTCGATGTCGATGGATCTCGGCGAATTCGCTATCGCATCGACAAAGACGTCATTGATCGCATTGACTTCCTCCTGGATCTGTGCAACGTGTTCATCCGTAACCGGGGCACCAGGGACACCGGCAGCTTTGCGCGGCGACGTTGTAATAACGTGAACCTTGACGCCCATTTTTTCGGCTGCTTCGCTCTCGTCCGTGATCGATGTGATAACGCCGATTGAACCCATCTGCGCGGATTTCGACGTGGTCACTCGATCCACCTGGCTCATGATCCAGATGGCAGCAGACGCTGCCAGGTCCGGTACGTGAGCATGAACAGGCTTTACCCGGGTCGTCGCGGCTATCTCGTTTGCGAGTGCCTCTGTCCCTGCAACAGTCCCGCCGGGCGAGTCGATGTTGATCATCACGCCGCGGACCTTGTCGCTCCGCACAACCTCTCTCAACTGGGACCGCAATGCCAATGTTGACGTTCCTCCGAATTTACTGCTGCCCTTCATCGTCGTGCCTTCGATGTTGAGCAACGCGATCCCGTCGGAGGTGAGATCGAACGAGTGCTCGGTGTCGTTCGCGGCCGTGGTTTGCTGGCGGCGGATCTTGATCGCACCGTCTCGCACCGCGGCGACATACTCCCGGAGCACGTCCGGTTTCATCATCCAATAGCTGAAGTATTGCGATGCACACGGTGCCGTCGGATCCAACGCGTCGTGATCCTCCCCGTCGCCCGGTTGTGCCGGAACAGGAAGGCTATATTCATGTGTCTGGATATCAGTAAGATCAGGCATTTTGCAGTTGCTCCTGTTCAACGGCACTGTCTTCGTCGTCCTGGTCATCGTCGCCGAAAAGCGTGGTCTTTGTCTTTGTTGGTCTGCCGACCTTCACGCCTTCTTTTTCAATCGACTCCTGCTCCTTCTTGCGTTGCTCGAGCCACGATTCGAAGGAGACCCCTCTGGCCGCCAGTGCCTCCTCCTGTGTTTCCAGGCCGCCATCCACCGCCATGAGGTGGCCCTCGACCTCTTTGACCGGGTCAAGATACTGCTGCGGGTCGCGGATCTTTTTGTGTTTCCACGCCTGCGGCTGGTTCCTGTCGTCCAGTTTCGGAGGCCTGATGTCTTTCTGCTTGATCGCCTTGCTCATCCTCCAGCGGTAGATGCGGCCGATGCATCTTGCGGAAAAACCATCGTGCTCACTGATCGCCGATCGCAGTGCTACCGTGATCGCGGCCCTTGCTGCGGAATAGGTCACACCGCGGAAGTCCATCATGGCGACCTCAAGAGGTGTGCCCATCTTGACCGCTGCGAACCGTGAAACCTGCGACAGCATCTTGTCGACAGCCTGCGAAGGATGCTCGGGTTTGACCTGGGTCACTTCGTCATTCATGCCGAGCCGTTTGACGAGGCCCGGTGCCATGTTAAAGTCTTTCCAGGTTTGCTCGCCGGACGGGTCTTCGATGTTCTGTAGTTTGTTCCATTTCTTGGAAGACTCGCGTATCATCAGACCGAACATTGTGGCCATTCTGTACGCGAGCACCACCGCCTCGATGGTCCCCTCTATGTTCTCGAACAACGAAAAAGCATTGCTTACCACAGTTTCGCCACGGACCTGGTTGAACCGCTTCAGCCTCGGAAGCCATATCACGTTCCTGGCCTCCACCGGCTTGAACACGGCTTTGCCGTCCTGCCGGTTGAATTTCACGTGAAATCTGATCGGCCGCCCGGTCGGGCTCACCTGGACGCCGTCAATCACATTGGGATCGTGCGCGAGATTCGGCGGCGTCGCAACCTGGTTGCCTTCGATAACCTGGATCTGCCCGCTCTTAAGCAAAATGATCCCGATGTCGCCGTCGCGTTGCTTCCCTCTCCACACGTTGCGCTCAACCTCAGGACCGTTCATCAGACCGGTCAACTCCGGAGTGCCGCCCCACCAGTCGTTCCAGAAATCGCTTGCCTCACGGTTGAACCTTTCATCCGTTGTTTCCGGCCGGATCGTTGTGCCGCGACCTATTGTGAAATCGGTCGCCGAGTCCAGGAGCGATGAAAAGAGATAGTTGTTGCGTTCCAGGTTCCTTGCACGGTCGCGCAGTGTGCCGAGATTCCGTTCACGCTGACGGCGGATAGCGTTGCCGCGGAAATCGTCGCGGGCCCAATGCTCATCGGTCCGCCGCTGACTTGCGGCTTTCCAGAAATTACTGCGGCTCATCGTGCGGTTCACACCGTCGTAATACGAGTGCATAGCACGAGCCTGGGCCCGCTCCGCACCGTAAACCGGCGCGAAAAACGATATTGTTTTGTCGAGTATATTAGGCATATTATTCGATCGGCTGGAAATCAGCCGCTCCGATACTCTGCCCGTCGTCTTCGTCAATTTCCGCGATCAACTCGCGACGCCATCTACGCAGCTCACCGAGATCGGCTTTCGTGTATTGCTGTCCCGCGATCGAATAGCTTTGGGACCCTCCGAGGATCTGCGCGATCGCGTAATCAACCAGCTTGAGAAGATCCTCACTGCTATACTCTCGCACCGTGTTGGGATCAACACCGTCTGCCATCAATACTTCCCTCTAAAGCTGTTGAGCCAATCGCTGCCGCTCTCTGCTTCTTCTTGAACATGATCACGCGGCGTCGACTTTTGTCTGTCCCTGTTCCGCAACGTCTGTTTCCTTTGCTCAATAAGCACACTTTCTTTCGGCAGATCATTCACGTGCGCCAACTCAGCGGCGGCCATCTGATACGTCTCAAGGTCCCAGGGGTGGTTGCGTCGACCGGCCGCGGAGTCGATCGGTTCCCAGCGATACATGCCTTTGTCTCGATCGTAGACCTTATGCTCGACGGGGAGACCAAACAAGTAATCACGGCCGATCGTATCGCTCAGTTGCCATTCTCCTTCGTGATCTTCCTGGGCGTAGATGCAACTCGCAAGCATATCTTTGAAGTACCCGGTGTCGAGCACCCGCAGCCCGATATTGAATGCTTCATCCTCGTCCTCGAATTCAGTCTGTGCTTTGATCCGAGTAACCCTGATCGGGGTCGCCTGTGTGTGACTGGCACCCTTAATCGGGATGATCTGCGCGGGGTTCCTCGACGCAAACTGATAGACCTGTTGAGTCCTGCTTCTGTCGCTCCCGTCGTCTTTCGTGCCGCCCGAGTCGATCAGCAACAGTTTTGGCCGCATGGTCAATCCGTCTGAATCCTCGATCGGGTAGCCGGTGCTGAGGCCGAGCTGCTGCACCTCGTCGAAAGTGTCCAGCTTTCTGTAGTAGATCAGCCGACTGCGGTATCCTTTGCCCCACGCTCTGATGCTGAGATGGAAATGATCCTTTTGTGTGTCCACAGTTGTCGTGAGGACGCCGGCCCATGTTGGCACAACGGCCTCCTCCCAGCGACGCTCGACGGCACGCTCGTATTTACGCTCGAACACCGTCATCTTCAGTGTCGTCATCTGATCTTCCATCGGCTCAGCCAGCCTGCTGTTGCGGAAATCCATCATCAGCTCGCGGCTGCCCTCCGCCTTGATGAATTCCGACGCCAGCTTCGATACGCTGATCCATGGTGAATAGATGGCGTTTATATAGAACGCGACTGTGCCCGACAGCGGCCGGTCCCCGTGAATCGTTCCGTCCTGGTCGACCCATTGACTCTGGGACACCCACGCCCCTTGCTCAAGCATCCGAGGCAGATGGTGATCGTTGATGCTATTTTCGCAGGTTTCGCATTTATAGTACGCGAGCGACTGCTGTTTGATCGTGTCCGCCCGTTCGATCTTGTCTTCGATGTCCAGTTTCGGCCACGTAATCTGTCGCCACTTGAGCGACTGATATGTTGAGCAATGCGGGCAAGGCAGCTCGAACCGCCGCTTGTCGCCGGCACCTTTCCACTCCCGCATCACGTTGCCGTTGCGGGTGGTCGGTGTGCCGCCGACGATCGTTCTTGTTCTATGGCCCCAATTGCTTGTGCGCTTCTCGGCCAGCTGCATCGGGCCGACCTCGCGGCCGCTGAAGGCGGGATACTTGTCGATCTCGTCCATCAGGAGGAATCTGATGGCCTTCATGGCGAGCCGCATCGGCGACCCGGCCCACGCCGTGAAGATCGGCATCGTGTCCAGCTTAAGCGTCAGCTTCTGCTCGTCCCTCGGTTTTCCTGTCAGATGTTTGCGGAGCGCAGGGGTCGCGTGGATCGTCGGAAGCAGCCGCTCCTCGATAACCTCCTTACATGACAACTCGTCCGGCATAACAATGAGAGCCGCGCCCGGGTCGAGGTCGATCCAGTATCCCGCCAAACACTGGCCTAATTCCGTGAAACCAACCTGTGTCGGTTTACGGAGCACGACCTTCTCGACACCGGGCTCCATGACCGCGTCCATGATCCCCGCCAAGTACGGTGTGCGGGAATTACTCCACGGTCCCGGCTCAGGGTTTGACCCATTGTCCGGGATATACCGTGGAGCACTCTCGCACCACTCGCTCGGCGATTGAGGAGCGGTCGGCTTAAGCGACTCCCAAAATGTTTGCTCTGCAACGAGCATAGTTGATCAGCTGTCGGTCGATTCAAGGGCCTGGATGAGACGATCCTTGTTGAACGTATCCTTATCGAGGGTCTTGCCGTCCAAGCTGTGAACGTCCCGGTTGCGCAGCTCATCGACGAGCACGATCTTGTTGTATTGGCTGTAGGGCGGTTTGATGCCTTCCGATTCGCTGGTCTCGTTGGCCTCGTTGACCTCGTTGGCCTCCTCAGCGTCCACCGCGGCCGCGGTCTCCTCGGTTGCCGTTCGATCGGTCTCGTTGGCCAACGCGGCCGCGGTCTCAGCCTCGACCTCGGCACGGTGTTGTTCGCGAAGACGCTCCAGCTCGCCTTGCTCTGCGGACAGCTCACCCTGGAGACGCTGCTTCTTGTTCAGACCGTCGACGCGATCCTGCCGACGCTTCTTCTGAAGCCGCTTGGTCTCGTTGTCGAAATTGGCCATGTACTCCTGCTGCTTGCGGACCTCCTGCTGTTTCTTGGTCACGGCCTGTTCCTGCTCATGGATCCGCTGCTCCAGCTCGCGCGATGCCTGGGTCGTCATCAAGTGTCTCCTTCGTTGAAATTGAGTGCGTTCTCGCACGCGTTGTTCAGTCGTCGTTTTGTGTCTGTCTCTAGCTCTTCTTCTATCTGCTGCGCGGTTTTCCCGACCAGCCTTGGTGCGAGTTGCGCCGCCTGGCTTTGGAGCGTGTGCTGGAGTGCGTTCGCGATGTTCGTCCAGCGTTGCTCAACTACGGCCTTCTCGATCAGCTGCCCTCGCTCACGCTCGAGTTGCAACTCGTATTTTTCGGCCAACGCTTTTTCTTTGCGCATCGACCAGTGATCGCGGTCGTTGCTGGTCTCCGATTTCGGCCTGCCCGGCTGGCCAGTGCGGCCGGTGTTTTTCATCCATGCCGCGACCTCGCTCTCGTCAAACATGTTGGAGCGGCCGGCGGTGCCTTTTGTGTAGGGCAGACCCTCCTTCATCCAGTTGCGCAAAGTGCGGTGCGTGACACCGAGGATATCCAGAATCTCGGACGTTGTTTTGTCGCGGTTCTTCCCTTTCCTCGCGGTTGTTTTCTTTTTCTTTGCCATACCGATCAGCCACCGATCAACATGGGCAGCAATTCCTCGAGCACACCGGCGGCCTCCTCGCTGATCTTCCTGGCTTCGACCATGCTCTTGATGTACCGCCTGGCCTCGTCTTCGCTCATGTCCTTCATCGCCTCTACGGCGGATGCAAACTGATCGGCGCGGACCTCGGAGACCTCGCTCATGTTGGCACTGAACCCTTCTACAAGGATCTTCGGCTCGCCGTCCTTCGGCTGCGGGGTGAACGAGATTCTGTCCGCTTGCATGTTCTTAGGACTCCAGGCGTACATTTTTCCGCTCGACGGATCGAGCGTGACCACTCCGCCCTCGCCCGGCGTGGTGATCCAGGTACCCTTAGAATCCTGCTTCATCTGCGTCGGAGGCACACCGGCCATAGTCGCGGTTTGCTTGCCGTTGTTGTCCATGTAGGCGGTCGACGCCCCCGTGGTCGTGCTCTCCGCGGATCCGCTGCTCGATGTATTGCTGGGAGGATTCGCGCAGCCCGCGAACACCGCGGCCAGCACGGCCGTGGCTGCGACCAGTGGTGCTTTGCTCTCGGGGAGGAGCCGGAGGTCGCCGATCCGCTTGCGGCCGAAGTAGGCCACGGCGATCCCGGCGAGCTGGAGCCCGATGGTCGCGTACTGCTCGACTTGTCCGTCGGAAAGGTCCCACCCTATCTGCTGCTTGAGGGTGGTCAGAAGTGTTACCAGGATGCCCCAAACCGTCATGCTTTGAAGATCGTGGCGTTTCCGGTTCATATCTTGCTCCTTATCGCGCGGCGTGAAAGATCCGCCGGAATTGCTCCGCTCCGTTATGCGGTCGTAAGTCCGGCAAAATAGCGATTTTATGTACAAGGGTGGGGGAGTGAAAG